CCACAAATAAAATAATGGAATTGAATAACGAAAAACAAGAATTATATCAAAAATATTTTATGGATAAAATGGAAAATAAACATAATACAGAAATCAATGAATTGAGAGAAAAATTGAAAAAATTAGAAGAAAAAAAATTTTGGTGGTAAAATGGGGAACAAATTACTTGAAACATAGTATATAAGATATACAAATTATAACTGCGTTTTGTCTCATTTTTCTTTTTGGTCGGTGTAATTAAGTTACTTGATTGATTACTTTTAGTTGGAATATGCTACACCAGCCATTCCCGACATAACTCTCAATACGTTGTATGAAAGAGCATATACACGGACTTTGGCGGTGGCAGTTCCACCAACCGCAGCAGATGAGAGCACAAGTTGAAGAACAGCGTTATCAATTCTGGAAAAGTTGCAACTGCCAGAGGGCTGGTGTTCTTCTGGTCTCAATGCAAAGGAATAAACATTGATACCGGTATCAGGTGCGCGGGTGTGGTGTTGGAAAGGTTGAACAACATCAAAGTAAGAGCCTTCACGTTCAGAGAATCTGTCTTGGCCGTTAAGTTGAAGTTTGGCAGTGACAACTGGATTTTCACCCCAGCAGTGCATATCAAGGGCGGTTTCAGCAAGAACGAAGGTTCCAGCATCAGATAATGCAGAACCAGTCATGGTTGGGGCAGCAGTGTTGACTTGGTCAACGAATGCTTGGAAGTTGTTTGCGCCACTTGCCCAATCAGCAGTAGTTGTTTGGGTGTTGGCAAGATTGACATTGATAGCACCAGGCATTTGGAACAATCCACTGGTGGCAATGAATGAGTTAGAACCTTGGGTTTCAGCAGGTCCGCCGAATGCATGGATAGCATTTGGAAGGGCATCAATGGCATCAGTGTAGTTGAATGGTTGAGCACCAAGAGTCTTGTATAGGACAGAGTTTGATTCAAGGGATGCGCAGTAATCAACGTTAGCATCAGGTTGGACAACCCATACTAATTCCTTGCAAGGATGGTTGAAGTTAAGTTTAATTTTGTTGGATGATGAACCGACAGATTCATCACCAGTGAATTGAAGTTGTTCAATAAGGTATTCGTGTGGGTTTTGTGCCATCTTTCTGCGTTCATCAGTATCAAGGAAGATGTAATCAACGTAAAGAGATGCAGCAACAAGGGATTGTTGGTAGGCAGCAGTGACTGATTGGGTAGTTCCATCAGTTGAGGTTAATGATTTGACAGCCCATAAGCATTCTCCAATTGGTCTGAAATCAATGTTGATTTTGACTTCGTGGTATTGAAGAGCAATAAGTGGAAGGGCAAGTCCAGGGTTTCTGCAAAACCAGAAAAGAAGAGGAATGTAAAGGGTGGTTTCTGGAAGAGCGTTTCTTGGAGCGCAAACTTGGTTTGGTCCTCCACTTGATGAACAGGCACCTGATACAGCGGCGAAATCAGGGTCGCAGATGTATACAAGTTGAGTGGTGTGACCAATCATCTTGAAGTATCCACGTTGTTGTTCAGATGAAAGAGTAAGTTGGTTCCAGATGTGCATCCAGTCACCATATTGACGATCAATTCTTTGACCTCCAATTTCAACTTCAACTTGGGAGACAAGTTGTTCACCGACGAAATCTAACCAACGGGCATATACACCATCAGTTCCAGCGGTCTTTTGGGATTGGTTGATTTCAGGAAGGGTGACTTGAAGGTAGGTTCTGTATGCTAAATCACCATTTCTTGAAATGGTGCAAGTAACTCTACGACCAAAATCAGCTTGTCCAGAGAAAGTTTGTTCAATACTTTCCATGGCAAAGTTAGTATGTCTGCGGTATGATACTTTCCAGAAGGTAATTTCTGGGGTTCCGGTAAGGAAGACGTCTTGTGCGCCGTAGGCGACTAGTTGCATTAGTGCTCCACCCATTTTTTAGGTTATATACTATTCCAAGAAAATAATTTCTGGATTTATTGCTAAATAAATAGAATTGTGAATTAAAATATACTATTATGTTTATTATATTTTTGTATATCAAAAAAAGTATTACCATATATGCTATTATAAAATAAAAAAAACAACAAAAAATCAATATATTAGGTTTTTAAATTAGATACAATGAAATTTTCTAAATAATCTTCCTGAAATATTTCTCTACGATTTTCATGTTTTTTTGTAAAAATATATTTCTCATTTATTTTTTTAATACTCCAACCATCTTCCAATGCATTATTTATAAATATATATTTTTGATATTGTTTTTTATTCATTTTTATAATATCAGGTGTTTCCAATGAAATGGAACTATCTGACATAATATTGCTATATTATCTATATACATAGCGAAATTGACAGTTTTACGATTTATTTTCTTTTTCTTGATATTTTATTGTATTATTGTAATTTTTCAATCTATAAACCAATTCAATTTTTCAGACAATACAAAATTGAATGAAATAATATAAACATTATTTGTAGTAATAATGATGAACGAATATTTAGAAAATTTCAAAAAATGCGATATATTTACTCCTTCCACAATATCAAAACAAATGGCGCAAAAATTGCATAAAAATGGAACATTATTAGAACCTTCTGTTGGTATAGGCAATTTATTAAACCATATTATTGTTGATAATTATGAAAAAATAGATATATTTGATATCAAAAAAGAATATATTGATGACTGTCCAAATCATCCTAAAATAAATAAATATTTGGCTGATTTTTTGAAACATGAAACTATCGATAAATATGATAATATTATTTTGAATCCTCCATATATAAAAATACAAGATTTACCTTATGATTATGTTTCGTTTATTAAAGAAAAATGGTCTATTTTCAAAAACGGTAACATTGATATATATTATGCATTTTTGTTCAAATGTTTAGAATTACTTAACGAAAATGGAGTAATGGTTGCAATCACTCCAAATAGTTATTTACATAACAAATCCGCATTGAAGTTTAGAAAATATTTATTAGAAAACAAGTTGATTGAAGAAATTATAGATTTTCAAGATAAACATGTATTTGACGATGCTGCTGTATATTGTTGTATTACTATCTTTACAAAAAAAGAAAAAAACGTGTTGATATATAACAATAATATGATTGATTACAATAATATTAATCAACCAAATAATAGAATGCATTTGATACATTGTAATTGTAATACTTCTCAAAAAAATCTCAAAGAAATATGCAAAATATACAATGGTATTGCAACTTTACGTGATGCAGTATATATACATGATATCAAACTGTACGATGAACCTTGTTGGAAACAAATAAAAACATCTACTTCTTATAAATATTGTATATATCCATATGATTCAAATGGTATTATCATAGATGAAATTACATTCAAAACCAGCAATCCAAATACATATGCATATTTGTTATCTAAGAAACACATACTTGCTGAAAGAGATAATGGAAATAAAACATATGTAACATGGTATGCATACGGACGCAGTCAATCCATAAAAATTTCAAAGAAAGAAAAAGTCATATATATACCTACTTTGATAAATCCAAATGATTTGAAATATACAATTGAAGAACCTAAATTGCATGTAGGATGTTTATGTATAGAACCTATAAATACAAATGATATACCGAAAATAATAGAATGTATAAAAAATAATACCGATTATTTGTTCAAAAATAGTAGCAAAAAAAATAACGGATGGATTAATTTATCAACAACACTTTTGTATGGTTTATTTTTAGATAATTTCATTCAAAATTTCATCGAATGATTTTGTTTCTTCAACACCAATAATAGTAGGTGATTTATCAAAATTTTCATTTGTATGACAAATATGATTTACATTCAAAATAACATTATAATTGTTATGAACCAAATTGTTATGAACAAGATTTTCGTATATTTTGAAACTATTATCATAATTGATGATTTCCCAATGTTTTATAGTATTATCTTTTTTCAAATATGGTATTTTATTCATCAAAACATTGACAGGAATAATATAAACATCTGGATTTGCCCATTTCAAGTGAGAAACTTCTCCTGTCAAATTTTCCCAGTAATTATAACAATTTTGAGAATAATTTGACATACAATTTTTTATAGGGAATATGATAAGTGGTTTATCACCTTTCAATAAAACCACATCACATTTTTTTTGTCCAGATTTTGTTGTAGATTTTACAGCATATTCTTTTTTGATAGTGTATTCTCCAAGTTCTCCATATTTATTTTTTATTGTATTTATTATCATTTTTTCAATAAAATCATTCAATATATCAGTTCGTTTAGAACTTCTTGGTCCATATGTAAAATATGCATTTAGCATAGAATTGAATCCTGAAATTGTATCCATTTGTATTTTCTACAATTATATAACGATGTTGATTATCTTTCAATTTTCTGTAAATTGAAAATAATGTAAAAAATTGAAATACTTATATGAAAATAAAATATAGGCAATATAGAATGAAAATGAAACAACAACCAAATGTTAAAAAAGAGCGTATAATGACAAAGTCATTAGGTAAGGA